ACCTGTGTTTGCACAGTGATAATCCAGCGGAAGCGGCTGTCGGCACAGAAGAGGATTGTTCCCCTGAACTAGCCGCTAGTATAATGGCAAATGCTGAGGATGTTTCAAAAATGGCCATGTGCTGTCATGTGCCCAAGCATAAAAATGCTTCAAATGTCTCATTCTGTCTGCGACAGTTCGCTGGAACCTGTCCGGAAGTCCGCTGCATTCTCCAGGCTCTGTCGAATGCTGTTGTTCAACTCAATGTGGTAACTCAGCAGCAGAATCTCGGGCCCAGCGACTTGACCCTGATAAGTGAAGCACTTGATTTCAGGCATGAAGTTTTTTCATACATCATGTTGAACAGTGTGATGGGAACAGGCCAGTCATTGGGCACAGACAAGAGCATGCTTGAGCTTTGCGGCATTAACAATTCACCTGATTATTTCGAGGTTGAAGGCAACAGGGTCAGAATATATGAGTTCAGTGTAGGGAAGAACCTCAACACTACTAGGGGCTACAAACGGGTGGGCATGATTGACCAAAAATACAGCCAGAATGTGGCGGCATTGAAAGATAAAGGGTATGAAGCCGTGGTGGTATTTGCTCTGTACGGCTTGGATCAAACGGCAGCAGACAACATAGCTAGGTTGGAGGGTAAGCTGAACCTACAATTCAGTGATATCTCCAAGAGTGCACTAACTGAATTCGACAGCATCATACGTAGAATGCCGCATCATCTGAATCAATTCAACCAGAAACAGTTCAAACTTGAGTCTGATCTCCTGAATGAGATTGCCATGAAGGAGTTTAAAGAGGAACCCTGGCATTATAAGGCAGTGATGTGTGATGTTAAATCTGTTGAGGCACTCAGGAGGGAGACCCGGATGCTGCAGGATGAGCAGAAGTATCGGGTGAAGTTGACAAAAAATTGTGCAACTTTCATTTCATCTGTGATGGGTACAACTGGGTCCGCTTTGAAAGGCCTAGCAAACATGCCTACAAAGGGCGAGCTTGTTTCTAAACTTTTGTCAATGGAGAAAAAGCTGGGCACACAAAGAATGACTGAAGTCTTCTATACATTCAAGGGCAGACCACATCTGCAAGATGATGAGGAGTTTACAGACCATGGCAGTTTCACTGAGGATGAATACATTGACCCTAGGTACGTTGGGTTTTACATACCGCAAGTTTCACTGATTGATATGTATGCCCCTGACATGCATGATGAGATTGACTCCATAAGTGCAAATGACCTCATGACTGACTTGACCCACGATATGACTGAAGCAAGTGTTACGGATGCTGTTGACAAATTTACTGATGCATTATCCTATGCCAACTTACTGTCATCAAACGCAAGCCCACCCAAGGTCTACGATCCGAGGCGTAGCTTCCTAGTCCTGCCTGCACTTGATTGCCTGGTTGACAATAAATTCCAGAATTATAATTTCTTCGCAGACGATGCCTTTAAAGGTGCGGTTACAGAAACCACCACTGACATAATCCAGGCTGCAAAGCAGCAGATGTACGTCCCTGGGAAATACACCGGACCAGAAACTGATGATTACATGAGGCACAAGCAAGGTATGGTTAAGTCCAATAAGGAACTGCATGCATTTATAATGGCCAATTGGGGCCAAGTGAAAAAGATACCGGTGTTAGCCCATGAGAAACCTCAGTTTGCACAGGAGCTCAAGAAGCTGCAAGACAATGTAAATGTTTTCGCCAAGGCTATGAGGAGGACAAAGGTGAGTAATGACAGAGGCAGTGTAAAACTCAATAGGCTTCTCAAGCAGTCGATTGTTGCTGAGAGGGGATGGGCCAGTTCTGCGGGCTATAAAGGGGTAGGTGACCGACCAGTGAATGTGAGCATAAGCGAGCTCATGGAGTTCATGAGCAAAGCAGTGCTGAAACCGTGCACTGGGTTGGTTTCAGTGCCTGCGTATGACAATGACGCACCCGTAAACAAGGCCCTGAAGCAGTCAATACAGGATGAGATGATGCAACACCAGGGTGAGCTGGAACAGACCCGTATATACAATACTCTTGTGTTTGTGTCCAGAATGGTCACTACGATCCTTTCGATGTCTAACCAGACATTTAACTCCAATTATGTTAGGCTTGACAATCTGGGTTATGAAAATGTCTTGCTAATAGTTCAGGGCGGCCCGAAATTGACGACCACTAGGCAGAGCAAGCTCTTCAAGATAATCTATCCTTCCGAGGCCATAGCTTCTGAATGGAATCCATCCTCCAAGTCACAGAGACATTTTGTGGTTAAAGGTCAGCATTATGAGGAAACACCTTGGACCAGCCTCCATCAAGATGCGATACCTGACCTTATTGCTTCACCATTCAAATTATCATCAATGTATGTCTGCACTAGAGAGAAGCACAACCGCGAGGAGTCATTGACAACTTGTGTTTTCCCCGCTCTGCTGCTCTTACACAACTGGAGGAAGACTGAAGCCCTGCTCCACAACCTCAGATACATAATGGCCAACGCAACAGCGGACATGGCTGACATAGGCGGTATATTGCCGAGCTTTGCAGACTTCAATTACACACCCTTTGATGCTGCGATAAAGCAGGGCATCAGCTCTCATTATAAAGAGTATTATAGGACCATTAAAGTGTGGTTGCTGAATGAAGATCTGTCTGCACAAGGGTTAAGACACAAAGGTTCAGCACCCTTTCCTCCCCGTGCCGATCACCAATA